TATAGAGCCTTCTGTAGCACCGCAAAACTTACAAGAAGCGCTCATTGTACAACTCCTCAACCCTCTCATCAAGCCACTCGCCGTCCTTAGCACCAAAGAATACCAAGTCGGCACGTATCGCATCCTTGCGTCTAATCTCTAAGCTAAGCAGAAACTCTTGTTGCCGTTGTTGCTTGTGGTACCGTGCTAATGCGTCCACAGCAAGCAGCAGTGTGTCTAGTGCCTCAACTACTTGAGGGAGAGGCACGGCGCCCAATGACCAAGGTATCTCTAGTAACTCTGCATAGTCTTGGCGCATCGCCTCAAGCACTGCGTCATGATAGTTGCCACTTAAAAACTTGCTCTTGTTAGCCAGCAACCTGTCAACGCGTTGCCCGCATACACTACAGGCTTCTTTGTGCCTGAAAGATGGCGTGAGCAACGGCTTGTGACAGTAACTACACAATCTTGCTTCTTCTGCTTGTTTCCTTCTTACTGTGGCGCTACTACGAGCCTCTTTGCAGCGCGCGTCGGTAGTCAAAGCTTTGCATAATGCAAACATTGCATTGGTTATATCTTGCTGTTTGGTTTCTTCTTTAGATACAATCATTACTATCGCCTCCTACTTATATTATACGCGATTGTGTGATTATGTATAGCTGTTTGACATTATTATCTAACGATATTATTATCTAACAAAGTATTATTAACTATACGTATTTTGCTTGCGGTTAATAAGTATATATGAGATTAACAATTTAAAATTGTGTGATGTATTATATATTGGTTACACAATTTGATTGTTAAATTTTTTCGTCAATAATGTAAAGCGTCAAAATACGTTGAGATTGTTGAGAAGGTTGAGATTGTTGAGATAATAATGTTTGTTAGATAATGAATGACTGTGTGTCTGCGCCACAGCGCCCCGGAAAAACTACAGAGGCCTACTTGTGCTTTAGTCTATAATAATAAATGAATTTTGCTTTTTTTCTAAATAGTTTTTTCTTATCTATATATATTATGTTTTTTGTTATATCCAATTGGATCTGTAGGTATACCCTTCCGACGAGACAGAGATAGTTTGTAATTATAAGCGATGAAGCGTACCCAATACGTATTCAAGCGGCCAGACCTGGCGCCGCGCTGAATCTGTAACGCAAACAAACGTCCTTCTAATGAGTAGGCGCAGGGGCGAGGCAAGAGGGCAGGTCAATATTGATGCGTCGACGCGCCGATGGGACTAACTACAAACAAGTCCTGTAGATTCCGCACCGCCTCCCAGGTGGACAACCTTCCTTTTACGCAGTGCCGGCAGCCGCTTGGCTTCAGAATTGCAAGACATTGTATCCGCCTGGCTCCACGACTGTTTCGTGGCCGCGTAGCGTGATGCAGTCTCTACCGGACGAGGCGGTGCTGCTGCTTTTAGCCGCCGCGGCCCAGCACTGACTGGCCGCGGCTGCAACACGTTGCTCACGCAACGACTGACCGAGGCCGTCCACAAACTAGTAGATCAACCACGGCCAGTCCAATCCAAGGCGAACTGCGCAGCCAGGGTATAAGTTAACCCGCCGGCTGACAAGACCGGCGGGTTGAAAGAAAGTGGTGGTGATTGACTACTTAGAGACTTCGATGGTAACTACAAGCTGCTTGCCCTCTTTGTACTCGAGGGCTTTGAGAGTTTCCTTTGGCACATACAGCGTGCCGATGACGGGTGTATCCATTGGGCCGTCCAACTGCTCTTTGAATCGCAGTGTGCGTGTGGTTTCTTTTTCAAATGCGAAAAGCACTTTGATGTTAGACATATACTGCATCCTCTTTCTCTATGGTCTGCTCACCGCCGAAGCGGTGAGCAGCCTGTTTGGATTAATGCTTGCGGTTTTTCTTGTTGTTGACGAGCGCCAAGGCTTCATCGTCGCCCTTATCTTCCGGCTGAACTTCAACTGTAGGTTCCTCAACGGTTTCTTCAACCGCGACCGGCTCTTCGGCGATGGGTTCCGCGGCGGGTTCTTCAACCACAGGTTCGACGACGGTTTCTTCTAACTGCTGTTCAGGTTCCACGACAGGTTCTTTGACCAGCGTGTAAGCTGCTTGCAACAGTACGCGAAGTTCATCATCTGTGAGAGTGCTGGGGTCCAGTCCATCGAACAGGGCAGTCAGCGCGTTTTTGGTATCGTCGACGACAACAGTCTTGGTTTCCGTCCGCAGTCCTTTGAGTTGCTCTTCAGCTACCAGCAATGCCTGCCACCGCAGGTCGTCCTCGTTGAAGTCTTCTTTCGATTTCATGATCGACTTCTTGGACTGAACGTTGCGTATTTCTTTACGCAGCTTTTCCTGATCGCCAGTGAGTTCAGCCAGTTGATCGACTGTATACTCGAGCGAACCATTTGCTCTGTTAAGGCCGGAGGAACCTTTCGACTTGCCAGTCGATAAGCGGATGAGGTTTTCAGCGATGGCACCTGTCATCATGGCGCGGTAGTTATCCATCGTCATGACTTTGCCTTTGGACCGCGACCGCTTGGACTGCTGGCTCTTGAGCATGTTCTCGACTGTAGTTTCATCCAGCTCAGTTAAGAACGTGATGTCGACTGCAGACAGATCGTACGCTGTGCAGATGAGCTGGTCCATTGCGTTGTGGTCCACTTTTGATTTCGTCACCAGTTCTTTGTACGTATCAAAATCGCTTTCGACCGTTTTAATAACTGAGTTGGCGATGTTCGTCGACAGGTTTGTCAACTGAGCGGTACCCGCTAGGCTTCGCGCGTTGGCTGCGGCTTCAAGATTCTCGTTAGTGTTGAACAGTTCGTTGATTGACATGGTATTCTCCATTTCTGCCGCACTCCCATGCGGCTGCCACACTTTGCAGTGGCCGCATGATTTGATTGTTTATTCAGTTTTCAATGTTCAATCATGATATAATTATAACGTAAAAACTTGCAGCTGCGAATATGTTTTCAGAAGAACGATGCAGCGGCTACATAGTTTCCTTTATTTGGATCACAACTGCGCAGTGCATATTTTCGTGGTCCGACCGTGGCTTTTAGCGGCTCCCCTTATTCCCGTATAACTGTAGCTACGTAGAGTCGGCACTGGCTCAGTCCGACTGTAGCTGGTTCGCGCAGCCAAAGATAAAATTTCTAAAACTGAATACAAACCACTGTAGTTGTGGTATAATAATAATAGGCCAAAAATAAATGACAGAAAGTGGTATTGAAATGGACAAAACAATCAAAACGGTAACTATCGGACATCGTCAACTGTTGGACGTACTTCAGGTTATACATGTTCAACGGACTGTGGCTGACGATCGGGCAAATGTCGACGAGGTCATGTGTCTTGAAAACTTGAACTATGAAATGTTGGGCAAAATGAAAAACACGGAAACCGGCTGCACAATCGATCTCGACAATGAAACGCGGTTTGCAATCTGGTTAGCCTTAGATATTTACAAGATATTTTGTACTGAGACTAAACAAACAGATGAACTAAACTACTGTATCGGACTTATGGAATCGTTTAGATAAAGAATAGACCGCAGTCTTAACCGACTGCGGTATTCTTTTGGTCTTTTAGCAGCCATCACGTTGTGTGAACTATACGTGGCTTTTAGCGGCCGGAACACTTCTCAGACGAACCGTGGCTTTTAGCGGCCGCGGCGAGGCACAGACGGGTTTTAGCCACGGCTGCAGTGCGCAGCACGACTGAGGCTGCACCGCGTCCGCACATGCGGCTTGACATTGACTGACTGTGGCCGTGCCACGCTGTGCGGGGCAAAAAGGAAGAGCTGCTCAAAAGAGCAGCTCGAAGATATTCCAGGCAGCGAAAACACGACTTGTAGAATTGTTGCCAATTACGTCGATGTAACTTATACAGCACCAAACCAGGAATAGGCAACACGCAGTCCAGAAAAGGACGTTTAAGATCTTTTTGGCTTTAAGTATCATTTTCCCCGAAGGGGAGGATTAATCCTCCCCGTCCTCCTTTAAGTTCATGTTTTCCAGTTTACATTCAAGATTTTGTAGGACATCCCAAACTTCATTCCAGTCTTTTCCTTTAAAGTCGTCCGCGTCCAACCTATCCCCGACCATTTGTCTTAAACTTCTGATTTGCGAATATACCGTAAACTTTTTGATTCCGGCCATGTCCTTTACCAACTTTCTTTTTCATATCCGGTCAGTCTTTTCAGACTGACCGGATTCTTGATTTCAGACTAGATTTTTCAACAATTCAAGTATCTTTTCTTGACTTAATTTTCCGGAACTTTCGATCGTATCGATTATTGTTTGAACGTCTGTTTTTCTGATATTCGTTTCTTCGACCGGTTTCGTTGATTCGCGACGTTCAATTAACATTTTTTCGATTCTGACTGCGTTTCTATATTCGTCATTGTCGCATTCGACAGTTGTCAACCACTTTGTTAAAGTCTTTTTTGATTGAATTGATCTGATCGCTTTAATAGTTTCGTCATAATCAAGTTGATCAACGTCGTCTTGTTCGAACATAGTTACCGGTTTTTCAGTCGGATCGAGAAGATTTCTCGCTTCTTTAAGAACTTGTTCGTATTTTAAGACTTCTGTCATTTCAGTCGTATACGAACTTTTTCCTTTACATTTTTTCAGACGACATTTAATCGACTGAACGCGTTTCAGTTCTTTCGCGATTAAGTCAACGTTAGATTCGAATTTTAACGTTATTTGTTCGATTTCTTTTAAGTTTGTCATTTGTCATTACCACTTTCTTTTAGTTATATTGATTCCTTGGTTAGTTAGAACTTTGACTTTTTCGACTTTATTTAGTTGTCAAAGTTCAATTTTTGATCGATCGAAACTTTGAATTCTTTCAGATTCAAGTCATTTATTAATCAATCATTCATAATATTATTATAACGTTTTTGGATCAAAAAGTAACCACAAAGTGGAATCAAATTGGAACCAATTTGATATCAAATAGTTACGATTTTGTAACTATTCCAATTTGCCAAAATATGTCAAAATATGACAAAATTTGGCATTTCTGGTAAAAAAGCCTAAATTTGTAAAATTTTGTCATATCCAGGAGCGACGCCTGGCGCGGAGGCGCATAATCCAAGCAGCCTAAACCTAAGCCTAAAAGACACCCAGAATAGCCTAATAGCAGTACCGCAGAGCCTTATAAAGCAGTCAAATATGGTCAAATAACAGCATAATAAAAGCCAAAAAGTGCCCCGACGCCGCATAATCGCCCAGAAACTAGCAAGTTTTGTAGATAAAGCCTAATTTTAGCAGTTTAAAGGGTAGGGGTAACCCAAATAATTGATTTAGACGCTTCTGTGGGTATAAGGGTCACTTGTAACGAGTTCGTTGAGTGTTTTGCGGGTGTTTAATAAGGTAGTCTTACGAACGTGTTGCGCGCACGTATTAATAAGGTTCATTCCTGCTAGTAAGCAGGAAGTAATCTTGTACCAAACTACAGGTCAGACGCACTTGTAGCTATACTGTGCAGCCAAAAGTCGTATAATATAAATAGGAAAGGGGTTGATATAGTTGGATTCTGAGTATTTACTAATTGATAGAGTCGAGAATAGTCTTGTAGGTTTCTTACTTAGCATATCTCCAAGCAATGGTACTACATTAACTGTGACACGAACAAGGCAAGGCGGTGTTACATTACTTACACCAGATATCCTTGTAGATGGTGACCCGGTTTACCCATATGACATTATTAATGTGGTTTGTGTTGGTGGTATTGCAGTCGTCACAGGCGCCGTGGCGCTGGGGTCTGGTAACTATCGTGTGTTTGATATAACGGTGGTGCAGTCATGAGTGTCTTTACTGAACTTGTAGCTAGATACAAAAATTTAGCAAAGCAACAAAATGACTCTAGTACACAAATTAGCCAATTAGATGCTTACACAAGACGATATACACCAGTTTCCGCAGTCAGCAACACATTCACGCTCGACCTTTCAAAGGGCCCAAATTTTATGGTGACCATAAGCGATACGAACGCAAAGACCATTCAGTTTTCAAATGTTCCGACAGATGCAAATATATTGCTTCCAGTGACGGTTCTGCTGGTCTATGTTTCGGCAGCTGCAATTACCCATCCAAGCGGAATCATATGGCAAAACGGCATTGTGCCTTCGTTCACGGCGGGAAATAAATACGTGCTGATGTACAGTTCGTGGAACAACGGTACTACTTGGCGCGGGTCAGTATCAGGAGCGTGGGCGACATGATATGGCATCATCAGCTTTTGAGAATAAGCAATAAGTTATACCCGAATCTAGTTATTAATGGCAGTTTCGAGAATGACTTGAACGGGTGGAGCACGATCACTACATTACCAGACGCTGTAACCACAAAACCCTATTATGGTACAAAATCCATCTACAAATCCATAGTCGGAAATTCAGACTATAGATGCCATCAGGACATAACTGTACCGGTCGGACATAAAATCTATTTTGCTTGTAAAGTGTTTAGAACCTCTGTAGCGGGAACGGCATCGATAATGTGCAGATGCTCCGATTATGGTTCAAGCGCAAATCAGTTAAATCTGATTGCAGTAAATACTAACCAATGGGAACCGCAATCTAACATTTTCACTGTCAATGCGGGTACAAGCGGTATCCGAATACAGTGCATATATTCTGCAGCTACCGTAAGTGATTCTGTGGCAGGATATATTGACGGAATTATTGCCGTAGACTTAACAGCATTAGGATTAGACGGCATGACAAAAGCATGGTGCGACGCCAACATCGTCCCACCGTCGATCGTTTTTTAGGAGGGCTCTATGAACAAATATGCTCATATTGTGGATGGCGCGGTTGACGCCTGGGGGCTTCCGGAAGTTGGCGTTTTGAGTGATGGCAGAACGGTCAGCAATTATAATCTGCTTCCGACTGATGAACTGAAAGCGGAGGGGTGGTTGCTGTGTATCAGTACCGCGCCCAATGGATACGACCCATCAAAGCAGTATTTGACCGTTGACACCTACACTATTGGTGCTGACGGCATATCGGTGACATACAAGGCAGTCAATTTCTCATCGGTTATATAAAAAAGAGGGTGAAAAATTAATGGATGACGGTCAAGAGAAACAGGTTATCGGCGATGTGGTGGCCTTTATTCGCCGGGCGACAGGCACTGGCGCCGCTCCGGAGGTGGTGGCCTTTATTCGCCGGGCGACAGGCACTGGCGCCGCTCCGGAGGAGGTTGCAATCCTACCGGGTGTGCTGCATTCGCTTCTAACCTATACAGGCAACAAACGCGGATATGCTCCAGGAAAGCCGAGCGCAAAGGGCGCAGACTTGCCGGGGCGCACGCAGACGCGAGTGGAGCACTACAGTAAGCCAATTTAACCATTTGTTTACTAGAGAAATAAAATTTAAGGTGAGTAAGTAACGATGAATGATGCAAAACTTGACATTACAAGTGCAATTTTAATTGATTTGGCTGAACAATACGCAATAGATCAAAAGTATGTTAAGCAGTTGTTACTTACTCACCTTGATGCATACTCAGTAGAGAAGTTACCTGATGTGACAGTAGACAGTGACTTACATAGTATGATTACGTATTTTCTTAAACTAAAACAACTGGAAGGTATTGCAAAGTCTACTATAGATACATATAAAGCAGAATTATTGTTTTTCAGTACCTTTGTAGATAAACCGGTAAAATATATAACTATAAATGACTTGCGAAGTTATCTATCCATAATGCAGAATAAACAACTTAAACGTACAACACTGAATAATAAAATTACAACATTGCGTTCATTCTTTAAAACGTTATTTATTGAAGAAGTTATCGGATCAGATCCATCTGTTAAACTAAAGTTATTTAGAGTAGACACAAGTACACTTCGTACCTGTTTAAGTATTGAAGAACTTGAAAAGTTACGTAATGCTTGTATAGATATAAGAGAGAAAGTTCTAGTAGAATTTTTCTTTGCAACAGGTTGCAGACTATCAGAAGTAATGCACGTGAAGTTGATAGATATCAACGGGTTAGATAACTCATTAAATGTCATTGGTAAAGGTAACAAGATACGTAAAGTATTCTTTACGCCCAAGTGTAAGTTATACATTCAAGAATATTTAGAAACTAGACCAGCTAAGTCGGATTCTTTGTTTGCAAGTTATAGGTACCCCTATGATCCTATAGGTAAACCAGGTCTTGAACGCGCTTTGAGTAGAATAGTTGCTAGAACAAATATAGAAAAATCGGTATCGCCACATGTATTACGGCATACAATGGCTTCCGCAAATGTGCAACATGGTATGGATCTATTAACAGTATCTAAGTTACTTGGGCACGCTAAATTATCCACAACACAAATTTACACACATATTAATGACAGTAGTTTAAAAACATCATATGACAAATTTATGTAGGAGGTGATACACATGAATGATGATATGGAAATAGTTAGCCCATTAACTCTATTAGTCGAGTCGCCCATTATGGTGCACTGCGCCCGGTGCGACCAAACAAAGCAGCGCAGCAACGCTGACCAGCATCTGTGCGCGGATTGCGCCGCGGCGGAGAATGCCAGGTACAACTATTATCGGCAGCACCAAGGCGACTGGATCGCTGAGGCAAAGGAGCAAGGTATCGACCCATGGCTGGTACAACCGGGGGAGACCCAGTGGGAGTACTCTATATGGTGTGCGTACCGCGATAGTTATCCAGGCAAGAAGCCTAACTACGCCGACGTGGCGCAGCAACTAAAGACAACCTACCGTGTAGTTAAGGGAGTAGCGCAGCGCTGGAGCTTTCCATCGCGGATGCAACTCTGGGTCAATGAGTGTGACAGGTTTACAATGCTTCAACGCAAGGATGAGATCCTTGCAATGAACAAGAGCCACCTCACCATGGCGGCCAAGTTACGCGCAAAACTGGACTCTGCGATTGACGCCATGCGGCCCGAGGAGATGAAGGCAAGTGAGATTGCGTCGTTGGCCAAGGTCATGGTTGAGATGGAGCGCAAGGCTCAGACAGACTCGGAGACCCAGGAGGTCATACGGCAGACACTGATTGTAGATAACAACAACCCGGAACTGAAGAAGAACCAAACCAAGCAAGGTGACCTGGAAGAAGTTATTGGCATCCTAGCTAAAGCTGGTGTGCTAGGTAATATTACATCACTGGGTGTCAAGGAGACCACGACGACCACTCGTGAGGTTGTGGCACGTGACGACAGTGGTGCGTCGGCAAGTATGATAGAGGAGGACACATAGTGGCTAGAACACAGCGTATGTATGGAGCATTTGAGTCAGAGACATTCTTCAAGGACGGCAAGTTGTACCGTCGGTGTGTGTTCTGTGGCCAAGAGAAGCCTATAGATGAGTACCCAAAGAATGGCAGTGACGCAGATGGGTCACCTATCTACAGACTTGACTGTAAGACGTGTTACAACATCAGACGGCATGAGAATAGTAACAAGAAGTACCACTCAGACTTCATTGGTGGGCAGAAGCGGCGTGGCGAGGCTGAACCGAAGTTGTCACATCAAGACTGGAAAGAGATATTAATATTCTTTGGTGGTGAGTGTGCCTATTGCGGATGCACCCCCAAGAGGAATCAGCGACTGACGCGGGACCACTTGCTGTCGCATGCCGGCGGTGGAACTACAATGCAGGAAAATATCATACCTGCCTGTAGCAAGTGCAACAGTTCAAAGGGCGCTGATGACTTCAAGGACTGGTTTATGAAGCAGGACTTCTTTAGTCAAGAACGGTTGAACAGGATATTTAAGTGGCGGACGATCATGCGGCAAGTGGGGCCGGACAATGACTGACGCTATTAATGTCGACCTCGGTAGTGTAGACAAGAATGCATTGCAACGCATGCTTACTCCACGCTTAACCAAGTATGTACCATACACACCAACGGCTAAGCAAACAGCATTCTTACTGATGAATAACGTCAAAGAGATTTTGTATGGTGGGGCAGCTGGTGGTGGCAAGTCCGTTGCCCAACTAATGGGAGCGTTACAGTTTGTAGATATCCCAGGATACTCTGCAATACTATTTCGTAAATCATTCGCAGATTTGTCAAAGCCTAACGCGTTGATCGATATGTCAAAGCAATGGCTAATGCCATTTGTAGAGAACAAGGAAGTCAAGTGGTCTGAGAAAGAACATAGGTACGACTTTCCATCTGGTGCCTCATTGAGCTTTGGTTATCTAGAGTCAATGAATGACTGCTACAACTACCAGGGAGCTGAGTTCCAGTACATCGGCATGGATGAGCCAACGCACATAGACCCTGCTAACTACCGGTACTTATTCTCCCGTCTTCGCAAGCCTAAGACTTTACAGGTTCCTCTGAGGTTCAGGGCCACGGCCAACCCTGGTGGACAGTTTGGCGATTACTATTATCAGCGGTTCTTTATTGAGGGTGCAGACCATGGTCGAGTATTCATAGGAGCGAGTCTTGACGACAACCCATACCTAGATGCTGACGCTTATCGCGAGTCACTCGACGAGTTGGACCCTGTGGAGAGAGAGCGGTTACTTAATGGTAACTGGAATATACAAGCAGCCGGCGACATGTTCAGTAGACACTGGTTCAATATTGTGCCAGCATCAGGCATACCGTCTGTTGCTCGGCGAGTACGTTTCTGGGATATGGCCTCTACTGACCCAACTAAACGCAAGACTAAGACCAAGAGTCGCGATAGACGAGATCCTGACTGGACTGTTGGATTAAAACTAGCCTATTACCAGGGTATGTACTGGATTGAGGACATTGTGCGCATGCAAAAAGGTCCTGGTGATGTAGAAGTAGCCGTTAAGAATGCTGCTGAAGCAGACGGTTATTCTGTAGCTATACGCATGGAAAAAGAGCCTGGATCATCTGGTGATATCACAATAGATCACTACTCCAGGAATATTTTGCAGGGGTATGACTTCCTTGGTGTTGCTTCTACCGGGTCAAAGGTCGAGCGGGCGCGTACGGCGTCTGCTGCATCACAAAGTGGCAAAGTACTTATATCAGATAGATGCAGAAATATGTTACCGTTTCTAGACGAGGCTGATGTCTTCCCATATGGCGTAAAGGATGACACTATAGACGGTTTCTCTGGCGCCTTCAACTATTTCAGAAATGCAACTCTAATAAGAGCACCGTCTGGCGTAAAGAAAAGCGGCGGATCATATTGGAAACAATTAAGGAGGGATTAAAGCATGCCAAAAGGTAGCATAGATCTTAGCGAATTTGGTTCAACCGGGTTAAGACGGTATGGACCGCACATCTATGAAGAGTTCTTGCCTGAACTTCGGTGGCCACGTGCGGGTAAGATATATCAAGAGATGGCTGATAACGACCCTGTTATAGGTGCTATTTTGTACCTGGCAGAGATGCTTATCAGAGGTACTACATGGAGTGTCGAGGCGGCAAGCACAGAAAAAGCAGACGCTGATGCGGCAGAGTTTCTGAAGAGTTGCATGGATGACATGGAAATGTCGTGGGCAAATGTCATCTCTGAGATACTCTCCATGTTCACGTATGGTTTCAGTTTCCATGAGTTAGTGTATAAGATCAGACGTGGACCCCAGGAACGCAATCCAAAGTACCTCAGTCAGTATACGGATGGACGTGTAGGTTGGCGGGCAATGCCTGTTCGGTCACAACGGTCTATCTGGGAGTGGATCTACAATGAGGAAAATGAACTCACAGGTGTGATACAACTTGCAGAACCTCTTATGGAGCGGGTTGTAATACCTATGTCCAAGGGACTACTGTTCAGGACACGAGTTAGTAGAGACAACCCTGAAGGCAAGTCACTTCTAAGAAACGCCTATAGACCATGGTTCTTCAAGAAACACTTTGAAGAAATCGAGGGTATCGGCATTGAACGTGACCTTGCCGGTTTTCCAATATTGACTGCACCAGAGGGACTGGACTTATGGAATCCAGATGATCCTGACATGGTGTTGCTTAAGGTACGCGCAGAAGAACTGGTTGCATCTGTTCGACGCGACTCTGAAGAAGGGTTACTACTTCCTTTCGGGTGGAACTTAGAGTTGCTGACGTCAGGTTCTAGTAGACAAATAGACATAGGTGCCACGATTGACCGTTATGATAATCGCATTGCAATAACGTTGCTTTCCGATATAATCTTACTCGGTACACAGTCAGGTTCCTTTGCTCTCGCAGATACAAAAGAATCTATGTTGGCAGCTTCTCTACAATCCCAGTTAAACAACATTGCGGATGTGTTCAATTCTAAGGCGGTGCCACAGTTGTTCAGATTTAACAACTTCAAAGGGATTACTAAGTTACCTACAATTATGCCTGGACAGCTACAGACACCTTCACTCAAAGAAATTGCATTGGTTATGCGTTCTATGGGTGTTCAAATTGCCGGCGATCAAAAGTTATTGAGCTACATGAGGCACATTCTTGGAATGCCTGATCTTGATGATGAGACATTTAAAGAAGTGTACAAACCTCAAGCAGCACCTAAACCAACTGTTGATCCAAATAACCCGGGTAAGACTCCAAGTGCACCAAAAACCCAGGGTGATGATGCGCATAATAATAAACTGCCCGACGACACCTCTCAGAAAGATTTGGAACAGAATGACATGAACTACACTGGAGGTGAGAATTAATGAACGGTATCTATCTAGAAGAGACCCGAGACTTTACGGTTAATTTTGACATTCAGAAGTCTGCTACACCAACTGCTAATGAAGATGAGGGTCTTGTTAGCGGTTGGGCTAATGTATCTGTGCAAGCCAATGGGTCTCTTCCACTTGACTGGTCAGATGATATAATACTGCCAGCTACACTGGAAAAGGCGGCTATACAGTTTATGTTAGATTACCGTGGTAGTGGTGTAATGCATGAAGGTGTGCAGCAGGGTGTTGTTGTTGAGTCTATTGTGTTTACAAAGACTAAACAAGCAGCAATAGGTATTCCTGAAGGATCTGTTCCTGAGGGCTGGTTTATCACAGTTAAAATAACTAACCCAGAAGTATTTAATCAGGTTAAACAGGGCGTCTATCGTATGTTCTCCATTCAGGGTAAAGCTAAGCGAATTAAGCTTTAGTGATATACAACGCAACCAAATAGCGTATAATATAATTAGGAGGTGAGTTTGGATGCCCTACTTACTTGAGGATCTGGTTGTTAATCGGGTCGACTTAGTTGATGAAGGAGCCAATTCGGCAGCTTTCATAGAACTGTTTAAAAGAAAGGAGCGAAGTGATACAATGGAATTTACAGAAATCCTTAAAAGCATGACACCTGAGCATGCTGCTGTTGTACAGGCTGAGATTACCCGGTTAGACGGTGAAATTGCAAAAACCAAAACAACGGCAGAACAAGCAGCGGCCGCAGAAGCAGCGGCGACAGGTTCGGCAACTGAAGCTAAAGAAGAAGCCAAGCGGGCAAATGAGACCTGTGCTAAGGTACAGGAGGAACTTAGTACGCTGAAAGCTGCTTCTACAGAGTCTTTTGACGAAAGTGAAACGCTGAAAGCAATGCCTGAAGCTGCTCGTGTGCTCTTCACTAAAATGAAAGCACAGAAAGACGCGGCTGAGGAAGCCGTCAGGAAAGCACGGGATGCTGAGGTGGAAGCCACAGCAGTTGCCAAAGCCTCCGAACTCAAAGCGTTGCCTGTCGAGCAGAGTAAACTGGTTGGTATTCTTAAGAGTTGTTCCCCGGAACTCTTTGAGGTGCTGACAGCAGTCAACGCTGCTATTGACAGCAATGTTCTTGGCGAGGTTGGTAAAAGCAAACCCGGCGAGGTGTCCACCACAAGCAATGCAGCCTGGGGCAAGATCGAGGCGAAAGCCGAAGAGATCCTCAAAGCCAAACCGACCATTACCAAAGCAAAGGCAATATCTGAGGCAGTCACTCAGAACCCGGATCTCTACAAAGAATACTTAAAAGGAGGGGCTAATTAATGAACGCATATGAAATTCCCAACCTGCGCTTTAGCCTGCCTGCTACAGTAGCGGTTGCTCGCAGACGTTTTGTTACGGCTGATTCAAACAGTGGCGTCGTCTATCCGGCGGCAAATGCTGTAGTTCTCGGCGTAACCCTTAACGACGCTGCAGTCGGCAAGACCGTTACCATTGCAGACGGTATCGTGATGGTTGAAGCTGCCGCGGCAATCACTGCCGGCGCCAGTATCGCCACTGATGCTACCGGCAAAGCACTTACCTGGGCGTCAGGTACAGTTATCGGCGTGGCCATTACCGGCGCGACAGCGGCGGGACAGTTTGTAGCTGTCAAAATAATAGTTTAAGAAAGGAGTGTTAACCAATGCCTAGAATGACAGATGCTCATATCGACAGAGCACTTACAAATATGTCGGTAGCGTATATCCAGGATGCTGGTACCTTTATCTCTGATAAAGTGTTTCCGGTTGTGCCGGTCAAACGTCAGTCTGATCTGTACTTCATCTATAACACCGGCGACTTCATGCGTGATGAGGCTACCGTGCGCGGGTTGACTTCCGAGTCCACCGGCGGCGACTACGATCTATCCACAGACAGTTACTACTGCAAGATCTACGCATTCCATAAGGACGTTTCTCCGCAGGAACGTGTTAACTACGACGATCCTCTCGATGCTGACCAGGATGCTGAGATTTTCGTTTCGCAGAAAATGCTCGTCCGGCGTGAAATGCAGTGGGCTGCAAACTACTTTGCGTCCGGCGTTTGGACCCGTCAGATGGCCGGCCAGGCCACAGCGGATGCTACTCACTTTGTGTTCTGGAATCTTGGCACATCCACTCCTATCGAGGATGTAACCAGTGAATCCATCCGCATGGCGAGTCTCACCGGTTACAGACCCAACACAATGGTTCTTTCCCCGTATGTCTTCAATGCTCTGAAGAATCACCCTGAGGTTCTTGACCGCATCAAGTATACCGAAAAGGGCATTGTCACTACGCAGTTGCTTGCCTCTCTGTTTGAAATGGACAATGTATATGTCGCATGGGCCGTGGTTAACTCCGCTGTCAAGGGTGCAACAGATGCTGTCAGTTTCATCATGGGCAAGAATGCGTTGCTCTGCTACAGTAACCCCAACCCGGCTCTTCGGCAACCGTCGGCTGGTTACACCTTCGCGTGGACTGGTCTTGAGGGTGCTGGTGCGTTCGGCAACCGCATTGTCAGAATTCCGATGGACATGCTCGGCCTCGGAACGGAGCGCATCGAGGGTGAAATCGCGTTCGACACCAAAAAGGTCGCAGACGCTCTCGGCTCGTTCCTTTACGCGATCGTACAGTAATGTACGTCGTCCGGCGTGAATACAGAGGTTTCACAGGACATTTCACCGTCGGCTCTGTAATAGAGCCGACGGATGTTAGAAATTTCGAGTACTTGGTTCTTAACAAGTACATTGTAGAAGTTGATGAGCACAACTTTGAAGAGTACGACAATTTCTTCCAGAGACGTTTCGGTGTTGCCTTACCGGTTATCCCTGAGATTGAAGCAAAGCGTAAAGAACTTGTAGATATCCAGGAAAGTTTCAAAGCAGACCTTGCTGCGCGCGTTGAAGCCCTTCAGTTAGACTTGTCTGAGGACCTTACCATTGAGGAAGTTCTACTGGCCGTTGAAAACGCAGAAGCTGATGCTAAAGAAGAGGCTGATGCAAAAGCAGAAGCCGATAAGTTGGCAAAAGTTATTGAAGAATCCATACCAGTCATCAAAGAGGTGGCAGTCAAAGCAGTTACAGCAATAGTTAAGTAGGAGGCGACGAGATGTCTTGGAGTTACTCTGGAAATCCTGTAGATAGTCCTACAGATGATCTAAGGTTCACACTTGGCGATACAAACGTCAATGAACCTGTAATGCAGGATGAAGAGCTTCAGTATCTTATAGCCACTTACGGAGCTAGTCGTAGTCTGCTTCTGTACCAAGCGTTTATACGAATGGCTACTCTGTTTGCACGAGACACTAAAAGAAGACTTGGTACCCAACAAGAGGATCCTACCGAGCGCATGAACTTCTTCAAGGAACAAGCCAACTTCTACAGAAAGAAAATGTCTGTATCAGGCCTATCAATACCGTCTTACGCATATCCTAAAATATTCAGAAAAGGAATGCAAAGTAATCCGCCTTATCCGCGTACAGACACTGACGAAGTCACAGGAGTGATTGTAGGTA